ATTATTATGTGATTTATCTGTGCCTAATGCTGTACAAAAATATGTAATTTTTTCAGACAATAGAAAAGAACTCCAATTTCATATGAATGAAAATAGTATTGAAACTAAAATAGCATACGAAAATACCTTAAATGAATTGCCTGCTTTCAGAGGATATAACAATCCATCTTTTTTAAGTACAAGTTACATGCTAAGTAAAGGTGTATTATCACTACCTTTATATCCAGAATTAAAAGATACAGAGGTAGAATATGTAGTAAATTCATTAAAAAAATTCTATAAATAGAATATGAAAATTTTTCCAATTAAAGTAGAAAAAAATATCCCAATGAATTATAAATTCATTGAATGGAAATTACATAATGTGTGTAATCATAATTGCAGTTTTTGTCCAAGTAGGCATAAAGATGGATCACAAAGATGGTTTACTTTGGAAAAATACAAAGTTTACATTGATAGGTTAGCTGAATTAAGTAACGGCATGCCATATTGGATACAATTTACTGGAGGAGAACCTACCTTATTTCCAAAATTTATTGAATTATGTGAATATGCTAAAAGTAAAAATGCATTAATAAGTTTATTAAGCAATGGAGTAAGAACCTTAAGATGGTGGAATGAATTAAATGAAACAAAAACAATTGATAATTTATTCATCACTTATCATAGTGAACAAACACAAGATTATCATCATCATGCAGAAATTTTAAATTTATTTTTAAATGAACAAACAACAACAATTGGACTTGTAACTCATGTAAAAGATTCTATAGATTTAGCTTTTAAAGCATTTGAATATTTAGTAGAAAACACAGGTTCTATTATTACACTTAAGGCAATGATGATAAGTAATTATGATATTTATGAACTTTATACTAAAAGTCAATACGAATACATACTTAAAAATAATTGGAAACATGGAAAATTAAACAAAACCAAAACAAAATCATTGATGAGTGACACTTTACGAATTAATCATACATTAAAAATTACGTACAACAATGATATGCAATTAAATTTAGATCCACAACTTTTAATGAAAATGAAAAAAAACAGGTTTAAAGGTTGGGAATGTGCTATAGGTAATAATAATATGCGTATAGACTATGATGTTGTTTATAGGGGTGTTTGCGAAGTCGGAAATACACGTAGTCTTTATGATGAAAATTTAAAATTTACAGACGATTATGTAACATGTACAAGCAACCATTGTTTTTGTGGCACTGATATGATTGCTACCAAATATCTACCACAACATTTGTATCCAACTGAATAAATACAGCATGTGGATATTTACAATAATTTCTGAAGCGATTGTTCATATAATTTTTATAATTGGTGTGATTTTAACACTAATGGGGTTTATATTAGGTTTTATTCCATTAATTGGGAAATATAAAATTCCATTACAAATTATAGGATTATTAACTTTAATTTTTGGTAGTTATTTAGAAGGTGGATTGGCAGATAATAAAGAATGGGAATACAAAGTAAAAGAAGTTGAGGCACAGGTCGCAAAAGCTGAAGCAGAATCAGCAAATTTAAATACTCAATTACAGGCTGCATTAAGTGATAAAAAGCAAGTTATTAAAGAAAAAGGCGACACCATAATCAAATATGTTGACAAATTTGTAGACAAAGAAATTTTAAAAGAAGTACCTGGACCAGAACGTGTTAAAATTGAAAAAGTTATTGAATATATTGAGCATTGCCCTGTGCCAAAAGAGTTATTAGAAATTCATAATAAAGCAGCGACCTTGAATAAAGGAGATAAAAAATGAAATTATCTCCTTTAATATTTGTAATTTTATTAAGTTCTTGTAGTTTATTTCAAAAACAACCTGTTCCTGTTGTACCAAATTTTCCTAATGCTAATCCTGAATTGATGAAAAAGTGTGAAGAATTAAAGACTATAGAAGGTGATAAGGTTTTAATTACAGATATGCTAAAAACTATAGTAAATAATTATACATTATATTATGAATGTTCAACAAAAGTTGATGGTTGGCAAGATTGGTATAATCAACAAAAAAAGATATATGATTCATTAAAAAATAGGTGAATACAATGAAAAAAATTATACTATTAACAAGTTTAATATTTGCAGGTTGTGCGTCTGGTCCTGCGAATTATGCACTTTATGCAGATACACAAGCAAAAATAGCACAAGCAAATGCTGTTGCTGAAACGGCAAGGTATAATGCACTTGCAGAAATTGCTAAATCTGGTGATAGTGCTGCTAAGGTAGCAGCAGTTCTTAGTATTCAAATAGGACAAAATGTTGGAATTAGGTCTCAACAAACTCAAATGGCACCTCCTGAAGATTGGGATCAAAAATTATTAAAATGGGCAGGTGTTGTATTACCTGCTACAATGCAGGCTTTAGCGGTAGGAGCTCAAATACATGCAGCTAACACACAAAAACAAATAGCGGTTACACAAAGTAATAATGCATTAGCTACCGCACAGAGCACTAATAATACATTCGCTGCTATGAGTCAAAATGCAGCAACATCTAATACTAACATTGCTGCTGCAGGGTTCAACGCGGTAACTGCTGGATCCACAGCTTTGGTTAATGTGGCTAATTCAGGATTAACTGCTACAACTACAACAGCCGCTAACGGATTAACTTCTGCACAAAATATTGCAACATCAGGATTTACTTCTGCAACAACTTTAGGAACTGCAGGAATAACTGGAGTAAATAATGCTGCAAATGCTGGTTTAACCGCTGCCACTACATTAGGAACTTCGGCTGTAACCGGAGTTAACACCGCTACTAATGCTGGTATAACAGGAATAAACAATGCAATAGCCAACACAAATACATTGACAAATAATATAGCAACTGGTTATACAAGTAGTTTACAAGCTGCTATTAATAAACTTACAGGAACTACAACTACAACTACAACTACAACGAATACAACTACGACCACACAAACAGGGCCTTAAACATTAAACTAAATACTATTATAGGAAATTTTTATGGCTACACAGGAAATTATTAATGTTGGTGCAGTACCAAATGATGGAGACGGTGATCCGTTACGTGTTGCGTTTCAAAAAGTTAATAATAACTTTACAAATTTATTCAGTACTGCAACCTTTGTAAGTAATACTTATAGCGTAGGAAACACTGCAGGCCAAGTAATATGGTCTACCCCTGCAAATACAATGACTACAGCTACTTTTTTTGTAAGAAGTAGCGATCCTGGTACTAATAATAGTCAAACGGTTACTATAACTTCACAATTAAGTGCAAACAGTAATAATGTAAAATTTACTGCATACGGCACAACATTTTTTGGTAATGTTTTAACTAGTTATGATATGGGTGTGGTGGGTGGAAATGTGTTGTTAAAAGTAAACCCAGAAACAGGGAATACATTGTTACATTTTATAAGTGCTTCAGTATTTTTTGTAGGAAACAATGTTCCTGGACTTAATATAGAATTAGATGGTTATGTACCAGGAAGTGTAATGGAAACAGAAAATAATCTGCTAATTACTACTGAAGAATAATGCGAGCCAGAGAATTTATTTTTGAACAAAAATTAAGTGATGTCCACGATGGGTTAGATGTGGCTGCTAAATCATTACCATACACTTATGTTATTCCTGATTTAAAAAATCAAGACTTTTATGACTTATATAGATTTGGTGTAGCTATAGCCGATGTACGTGGTGAAAGTGGTAAAGATGATGTAAAAAATAAATATACTCCAAAATTTCGTCCTGAAAGTAGTTGGGGAGAAAATCAAATTGTAAGTAGTTTTGATAAAAACATAGGCAAAGTTATTGATAAAGCACTTACTAAAGTACATAAATCAGGTAAACGTGCAGTAAGCTCACCAGGTAGTGATGAATTTGATGACACATTAAAAAATAGCCCAATAAAACCCTTTAAGGGATATAAGAGATGAGAGCAAATGAGTTTGTGTTGGAAGGTAAAAAACAGGGCAAATTAAGAAAACGACATAGATTTGCCACTCGTGGGTTACACAAATTCCGTGATGAAAGTTTAGCCGATCGTATTTACGAATTGAATCGTATAATGATGGCTGCTGCTGCAACAGATGGAACTTTTGAACCTGATATGAATCATGAAAGTTGGGCAGGGCGTTACGATATAGCTGCACCCTACACTGAAGCAGAACATAACATGTTGAAAATGGCATATAAAGTAAATGGCACTGAATTTAAAGATTTAAATAAAGGTGATTTACGTAGTCAAGAATTGCCGAGTACAAATACACAAAGTATTGCTAAACCATTTAAAGGGTACAAGAAAAAATAACTGTTGTTAATAATTTAAATAAGTAATATTTAAATGAGGAACAAATATGCAAGTTATTGATACAAATAAAACTTTGGACTTAATTAAAATTAAGTTTTACAATGAATGGTTATACGCTACACATATTTACGATGAAGGTGATAGTCAATTTCATAAAGAACTTACTACACAAGTTGTAGAAAAATACATTGATCCTCTCAATTTGCCAAAAAATGCTAAAATTTTAGATTTGGGATGTGGTCCAGGATATTTTTTAGATGAAATGAAAAAACGTGAATATACTGATGTAATTGGGGTGACATTGAGCCCCGGTGATATTAAATTATGTGAAGATAAAGGTCATACAATTAAAAAATATGATTTGAGTTTTTTACCACAACAAGAAGGATATTATGATGAATCAGTTGATTTTTTGTTTATCAGACATGCATTAGAACATAGTCCGTATCCTATTTTTAGTTTAATTGAATATAATCGTGTATTAAAACAAGGTAGTAAAATGTATATTGAAGTACCTGCACCAGATTGCGAAAGACAACATGAATTTAATGCTAATCATTATAGTATTTTAGGATCAATGCAATTAGGTGCTTTACTTGTAAGAACAGGCTTTAAAATTGAAATTTTTAACAATTTAGAGTTTGACTTAAATGCACCAGATAATACTGGAGAAATAAAACCTTTTAAGGAAAAATATTTTTGTATTGTGGCAACTAAAACACAACCACTTGATATTAAATAAATTATAAGTCTTGTATTAAAATTGTTTCATAAATAATTTTATGAACAAATCTGGTACCGCTACATTAATAAAAGATCCATATGTAAAAACAGTTTTTAAGACGCAACAAGAACTTGACGATTTCATTAAATGTTGTGATCCTGTAAATGGTTATTTACATTTTATGGATAATTTTTTCTATATACAACACCCTACTAAAGGGTCAATGATATATCATCCATATCCATATCAAAAAAGGTTAATAGAAACATACCATAACTATCGCTATAGTATAAGCTTAATGCCACGACAAAGTGGAAAATCTACTAGTGCTGCTGGGTACTTACTTTGGTATGCTATGTTTGTTCCTGATAGCACTGTTCTAATTGCAGCACACAAATATACTGGAGCACAAGAAATAATGCAACGTATACGATATGCGTATGAAAACTGTCCTATGCATATTAAAGCAGGAGTAACTACTTATAATAAAGGTAGTTTAGACTTTGAGAATGGTAGTCGTATTGTATCAGCAACCACAACAGAAAATACAGGTCGTGGTATGAGTATTTCATTGCTTTACTTAGACGAATTTGCATTTGTTAGGCCAACGATAGCGGAATTATTTTGGACTAGTATTACACCAACTTTAGCAACAGGTGGTAAAGCTATCATAACCAGTACACCAAATAGTGATGAGGATCAATTTGCTTTAATTTGGAAATTAGCCAATAAAACTGAAGATGAATATGGTAATCAAACCCCATTAGGGAAAAATGGTTTTAAAGCCTATAAAGCTGATTGGTGGGAACAACCAGGACGTGATGAGAAATGGGCTGGTGAAATGAAAGCA